TCAGATTGAACAGGACATGTCACCATTTGGTTTCATTGTTGACGGCACAGAAGAGGAAAGTTTTATGGATGGTAACGGAGATCGTTGGTACACTGATGAGTATGGTGATAAAGGTGGTGGTATGGATATGGATTATATGTGGAATTATAGATGAATATTGAAGAACAATTTGGATTAGAACATTTACTTTTTCAACAAAGGAAATGTAAGATGTGTGGTGAATCAAAAGAACTGATCAATGATTTTTATAAAACAAGAAAAGATCGAGGTAATGTACCATCAGCATATGCATATGAATGTAAAAGATGTTCTATCAAAAGAGTTTCTAATAAGAGAAAAAGAAAAGAATTAGTAGACATTTATCCAGACTGGTAGTGTTCACGTCATGTTTCCCCATATGAAGGGGTAGTAATTTATAAATAAATTTAGTAAAACAAACGTGGAACTCGGAGAAAAACATGGCTGGCATAGGTTTAGTATCTCCAGGCGTTAAGGTTAGAGAAGTTGACCTTACGGTTGGAAGAATTGACTCCATCAGTGATCAGACAGGTGCGATAGTAGGCCCTTTTGAAAGAGGCCCTGTACTACAACCTTTGCTTGTTGAGAATGAGCAAGATATGATCGATCTTTTTGGAAAACCAAAAACAAACGATAGACAGTACGAATATTGGTACACTGCATCAAACTATCTACAGTATGGTGGTATATTAAGAATCGTTAGAGCTGATGGTGCGAATTTAAATAACGCAAACGTAGGTGGAATGCCTACAACACATCCAACAGGTATTGGATCAACTTCAAGTCTTAAAATTAAATCTTTTGAAGATTATCAAAATAATTACGAAGACGCTGTTACATATAGATTAGCTGCAAGAAATCCAGGCTCATATGCAAACGGAATGAAAGTTGCATATATCGATGGTGCTGCAGATCAACAACTTCATGTTACACCTCATTTGGTGAACAATGTTACTGTTGGTATGGCAGTTACACAACCTATCAGTGGAACAATTGTTGGCCCTGGCACAACATCAACCGCAGATGGATACATTCAAGGTATAGTTACTGGTGTTGGTGCAAGTACAGTTGATGTTAAGGTTGTAAACCGTGTATCTGCTGCTGGAACAATATTCCCAGTAAATTACACAGAAGATGGAATCTTCGCATTTACAACAGGAACAAAGACAAGTAATACATTACCTGGCCCTGGCGTTCTATTTTCAACTAGTAGTTCTACTATTGCAAACCCTGACGCTGGTATTTCAACTTGTGGAACAATCTTCCAAGTTGATGACTGGTATGATAATCAGTACATTCAATTAAGTAATGGTGCTTTGCAATGGAAAGAGATTGCTGAAAAACCAGGCACAAGTGGATTTGCTGCTGCTAGAAACAGTTCAAATGACGAACTTCACATTGTTGTAATTGATGATAGTGGAAAAATATCTGGAGCAACAGGTGCGATTCTTGAAAAGTTTACTTTCTTATCAAAGGCAGATGATGCAAAAAACTCTTTCGGAGATGCAATCTATTATAAGAATAAAGTTTCAGAACAATCTAACAACATCTTTGTTGGAATCGCAACAGGAAACGGATCAATAGCATCTGGTATTATAACTGCGTTTACCCCATCATCATCAGTATCTAACACTTGGAGTCAGGATGCACAAGATGTAGACTTTAACTTTGTAGGTAACAAACTATATGAGTTACAAGGTGGTAAAGATTACTCTGGTGTAAGCACAGAGGGTGGTTACTCAACATCTCTTGGAAACATAATCGGTGGTTACGAAGTATTTGAAAATGAAGCAGAGTATGCAATTAACTTCTTACTTAACGGCCCTGGCATTACAGGTAGTCAGTCAGAATCACAAGCAAAAGCAAATAAATTAATTGCTATTGCAGAACAGAGAAAGGATTGTTTAGCAGTTATCTCTCCAAATAGAGAGACAGTTGTTAATGTAACTAACGCAAAGACACAAACTAAGAATGTTATACAGTTCTTTGATCCAATTACATCATCATCCTTTGCGGTCTTTGACTCTGGTTACAAGTATCAGTTTGATAGATTTAATAACGCATTCAGATTTATGCCACTCAATGGTGACATTGCTGGATTGATGGCGAGAACATCTGAAGAACAGTTCCCTTGGTTCTCACCTGCTGGGCCTCAAAGAGGAAATATCTTGAACACTGTTAAACTTGCATATAATCCCAATAAAGTAGAGAGAGATTCTTTATATGTCAAGAGAATTAACCCAGTTATATTCTCACCTGGCGGTGGATTCATTCTATTTGGTGATAAGACTGGACTTGCAATTGCGTCTGCATTTGACAGAATCAACGTACGTCGTCTGTTCTTGAACCTAGAAGCAAGAATTGAAATCGCTGCAAGAACTCAACTCTTTGAGTTCAACGATGAGATCACAAGATCCAATTTCCGTAATATTGTTGAACCATTCCTTCGTGGAGTTCAATCTAAGAGAGGAATCTCAGACTTTGTAGTCATCTGTGATGAAACAAACAACACTCCAGATGTGATTGATGGAAACGAGTTTAAGGCTGATATCTTTATCAAACCAGCACGTTCTATCAACTTCATTGGTCTAACCTTTGTTGCAACTAGAACTGGTGTTAGCTTCTCTGAAGTCATTGGTCGAGTTTAATCAAAGTCCATCTAAATAACAAAAGGAGTTAAAAAAAAGAAAATGGCAATCGACAACATTACATTTAATAGTAGGTCTATCACTAATTTTAGAGATAGACTTGTAGGTGGTGGTGCAAGACCTAATTTCTTTGAGGTAAATATCACTATTCCCGAATCAGTTTCTAAAGTCGGTGATGTTGATACAGACATGAGATTTATGGTCAAAGCAGCAGAAATACCAGCTGCTAATCTTGGAAATATTCCAGTTCCATTTAGAGGTCGTGTTCTTCCAGTAGCAGGGGATCGTACATTTGATCCTTGGACAGTTACAGTTATCAACGACACATCCTTTAATATAAGGGATACTATGGAACAGTGGAGTAACTCAATCAATGATTTACAGTTTGATGGTGGTATCACCAACCCAGCTGGATATCAAACTGATGCGTTTGTAACTCAGTTAGGTAGAGTTAATGACAACTCAGGTCAGTTAAGTTCTGGTGCTGATAATATGCAACAGATCAGACAGTATAAGTTCTTTGGAATTTATCCAGGCGTCGTTAGTTCAATACCTCTTGATTACGGTGCTACAGATCAGATTGAAGAGTTTCAAGTCACATTTAATTACATTTACTGGACTGTTGAGTCAGGAAGTAACATCACTGGTTAATAGTTGATAAATATCACAGTTTAAGTTATAATATAAATACCACTAAAGGTATAAAAGTTATACAATGGCACAACTATTTGGTTTCTCGCTTGATGATTCGTATAAGAAACCGTCACCATCAGTAGTCTCGCCTGTCCCCAGAAATAATGAGGACGGTGCAGACTATTATTTGGCGTCTGGATTTTATGGTCAATATCTTGATGTAGAGGGCGTATTTAAAACAGAATATGATCTAATTCGTAGATATCGTGAGATGTCATTACATCCCGAAGTGGATTCTGCGATAGAGGATATTTTGTGCGAAGCAATAGTTGCAGATCAAAATGATTCACCAATTCAGATTGACCTTGAGAATCTAAACGTAGGGCCTAAAGTTAAAGATATTATTCGTGGGGAGTTTCAGTATATTAAAGAAATGCTGGACTTTGATAAAAAAGCACATGAGATATTTCGTAACTGGTATGTAGATGGAAGAATATACTATCATAAAGTGATAGATTTAGAAAAACCAGAAGAAGGAATTAAAGAACTTAGATATATTGACGCACTTAAAATTAAATATGTAAGAGAACAAAAGAAAAAAGGTGGTGCAAACGCAATTCAATATACGCCAGGCAATAATCCAGGCGCTAATGAAGATCCAATAAATGCAGATTTTGAAGGACTATCAGAATATTTTATATACACACCTAATTCATATCAGAAAAATCAATATGGTTCTGTTGCTGTTACAGGTCAACAAAAGGATGCAGTTAAGTTTGCTAAAGATGCGATTGCATATTGCACATCAGGATTAGTTGATCGTAATAAACAAACTGTTCTTTCTTATTTACAGAAGGCGATTAAATCATTGAATCAATTAAGAATGATTGAAGATTCACTGGTTATCTATCGTATGTCTCGTGCTCCAGAAAGAAGAATATTTTATATTGATGTTGGTAATTTACCAAAGGCAAAGGCAGAACAATATCTTCGTGAGGTAATGAGTCGTTATCGTAACAAATTAACTTACGATGCAAACACTGGTGAGGTTCGTGATGATAAGAAATATATGTCAATGATGGAAGATTTCTGGCTTCCTCGTAGAGAAGGTGGTCGTGGAACAGAAATTTCTACATTGCCTGGCGGACAAAACTTATGAGAACTTACAGATGTAGAGTATTTCCAAAAGAAACTTTTCCGTTCTTTAAATGTTCCTGAGTCTCGTATGGCAGATA